GTTTCAGGGAACAAAATACGGGTGTAATATGGAGAGACTTTGCAAAAATAGAGATAAATTCGCAAATAAATGGGTGATTTCGACCTAGAAACTAGGTTGAAATTTAAGTTACTAAGGAGAGAATTTGCAAAAATGGAGACAAATTCATGCAAAAATGAGTCATTTCGCCCTAAATTTAGAGCGAAATTTAAGTTACTATGGAGAGGATGCGTGGACAGACCAAAAACGCCCATTATACATGGACGAAAAAAATATCTCCAAATCAGGAACACCCATTGCGCATGGGCGAAAATATTTTATCATCTGTGGCTATATGGAGAGCATACCACAACAGCCGAAAAATACAAAATTCAGACCGATTGAAAAATCCAATAACCACAAGGGTTTTCAGGATTCGGGTAACGTATTTATGCGGTTTTCGGGACTTCATTTGTGGCTATATGGAGAGCAACATTTTTTTATGCAACTTTGTTTCGCAGAAAGGACGGTGATAGATTGAACAGCACTAACACGACCAAGCGGTTATTTAATCGTACTCTCAACCATGAACGGATTGAGATTACAAACTATTATACAGGTGAATTTTACAGTGTTTTCTTTAGAAAGAACGACCGTAGCACCACTCCACAAGGCAAAGTGAGACTATTCTACCCTGTGACCACAAACATCAAAATTGGCACGATTTTCTCTTTATATAATAAAGGAAAATATTTGGTGGTATCTCAGGACTCTGATGAGAACAGCGTCTATTATACTTCTCTTGCGATCCGCTGTGATGAAACATTCAAGGTCAAACACAATAATACCCTTGTGAGCGTTCCATTTGTGCTTTCAAGCGAAGTTTATGACATATCTGAAAATTCCACCATTAGTATCATAGACGGCTCTATAATCGCTTATACGGGGCTTACAGAAGAAACTAAAGACATAACAGGAACGTATAATGTTTTTGGCGGCACATATCAGGTAAAAAACTCATTTATCCGTAGTGGACTGATTTATTATTATTTGAAGCGCACAGCAAATGAAACAAACACACTAACCTATACAGGAGCAACAGAACTTGATACATCTACAGGAGCATATCAGTTGACATATGATGCCAAGACAAATGGTAATGTCGTTAATGATCCGATGCTGATATATGTAACATCTGCGCCAGACATTGCAACTGTATCTGATACAGGTATGCTCATTTTCCGACAAGCAGGAACAGTTACCATAACAGCAACGTGGATTGAGAAAGATGTGGAGTGCATCACAGAATTTACTCTGACAGGTGACGCACCTGATCCAAATAAGGTGAACGTTACAATAACAGGTGGCGATACTCTCCGTTACGGCAGAGCAAAAACATGGACAGTCACTTTCACAGATTATACTGGTACAAATTTAGAGAAAACGGACTTCACATGGAATGTTATATCAAATTTTACAGTAACTCAAACCATAACTGATAATAAAATAAAATTAGAATGCTCAGACGGAAAAGCAATTGATAAAACATTTACGCTGCAAGTATTAGATTCAAATGGAACAATACTTGCTGAACAGATTATTACTATCACAGGATAATGAGCGTTCCCAGATTGGGGAATGCTTAAAATAAAAATCACATTGGGACGGTGATACTAACTAGGGCTAAGTTAAACTTAGGGGTAGGGAGTCCAGCCGTAACAAGGAAAGGATTACAAAATGGAATTAAATATTCAAGGATTAACACCAGAACAGATGGAACAGGTAAACAAACTCATCCAGAGTGAGACAGACAGGGTTCGCACCGATTACAGCACTCGTCTGAGGACTGCAAACGAGGAACTTGCCAAGTATAAACCACAAGAGAAATCTGATTCTGAAAAGGCTTTTGAGCAAAGATTATCTGCTTTAGAAGCTAAGGAAAAAGAAATTGCCGACAAAGAACGATCAATGCAGATTGCTTCTAAGTTAAAAGCGAAAGGATTGCCGGAAACACTGGCACAGTATCTTAACTTAGGTGAGGACGTTGATGGAGCTATTGATAAGGTAGGTGCATCATTAGGTAACTACTTTCTCAATGGGAGTAACAAACCTTCCAACCATCAGACAAACAGAGGACTCACAAGGGAAGATTTCCGAAAAATGTCCTACGCTGAAAGAGCAAAACTTTTTTCTGAAAATAATGAACTTTATAAGGCACTATCTAATTAAGGACTGAACAGTTATAGGTAAATTTACCAATAACAGACATCAGTTCTTTTTTTATGCAGAAAGGACTGAAAATGGACTTAAATGGAATCCAACAAGCCATTAGTACGTTTGGATTTCCTATTGCTTGTGTAATTTTTCTTGCTTGGTTTATCTGGAAGATTTGGAACAACCAGCAGGATCAGAACCAAAGCAGAGAAGAAAAATTATATGAATTTTTGGGAAAAGCCAATGCACTGAATGAGCAACTGACAAAGACAAATTCAGATTTTGTACAGGTATTAAATGCTTACAAAACTGACATTGAACAAATCAAACACGATGTAACTGAAATTAAAACTAACATGAAAGATTGAGGTAAATGAATATGAGTACAATTAACACAAAATTAATCGTTCCAGAGGTTTATTCCGCTTTAGTAAGAGAAAAAATCACAGGAAAATGTAAAGTAGCGCAGTTCGCAACAACAAAAGGTATTCTTATGGGGCAAGCGGGCGAAACCGTAAAATTCCCTGCCTACAAATATATTGGCGATGCCGCTGATTGGCAAGTTGGCACTGCTATGACTGCCGGAGAACTGGAACAAACAACTACATCTGCAATAATCAAAGCAATCGCAGCACCAGGTGTAAATGTTTATGATTATGACGATGATGTTGCGATGGGTCAACAGATCAACGAAGCCGCTTCACAGCAAGCCGTATCTATTGCAAGAAAGATGGACACAGATGCGATTGATGCTTGTCTTACTTCTCCTTTAAAGAAGAAACTTGCAGCAAAGAACACTGTAACACAGGATGAACTTATCGCAATGCTTGGTCTTTATGGCGATGATCGTGACTCCGCAGATTTCGATGCAATTGTTATTCACAGTGCATTTGCACCATCCTTCTACGGCATGGATATGTTTGTTTCCAGAGAAAAAACTATGGTAAAAGATGGCAATGGCATCACTGTAAACGGTGTTATCGGATATTTTCTTGATATTCCCGTTGTATTAAGCGATAGACTTTATGATACAACTTCTCAGGAAGGTTTCATCCTTATGATGAAGAAGAATGCTCTGTCCTTACTTCCAAAGGAATCTCCATTTACAGAAGTGGAAAGGGACGCATCTAAGAGGCTTTCCACAATCTATACAAGTGACTTCTACGCACTTGCATTGACTGACGATACCGCCGTTGTATACGCAAAGAACGTAATCGGCTGATAGAGGGCTACCTCGTTTTGCAGTACCCCGTTTCAGGGTATAGTTTGAAGGGTGTCGGTGAACTGCCGATACCCTTTTTACAGGTTGTGACGAAATCATCACAAGCTAAAAGGGTAACGCAAATTTGGTACAACCTATAGGAAAGGAGTAAGTAAATTGTTAGATGGTGCGAAACTTAAATTCCTGCGCTATATGCACGGCAAGACACAGAAAGAAGTGGCAGAATGGTGTGATGTCAACCTGCGATTTGTTAAGGGAGTTGAGCGCAATGAATATAATCCCTCGCAGGAAGTTTATGAAGCGTGGCTCAATTGTATTTATGATATTGGAGAGCCGATTAAAAGGGAAAAACCAACGCAGGAATCTCAACCACCAACGCAGGAATCTCAACCTGTACCGAAACGTACGGGTTCAAAAAGTCCATCCAAGAGACGGACAACAACAAAAAAATAAGGCATAAAGGAAGTATCAGATATGAATGGTGCTGAGTTTAGAAAGTGGCGACGTAGTTTAGAGGTAACACAACAGATGGTTGCAGATTATTGTAATTGCAACAAAAGCACCATTTGTAGATACGAAAAAGGTCAGATTGAATTGTTACCTCATCTGACAGAAAAATTAATGGAATTTAAAGCCACTATAAATAACAAATAGGTAAAGTTGAAGCCGAAATCAGGCAGAAAGGAAAGGTGAGATAATTGCTTAAATGCAAATATTTCGCCTTTATTTTTGTTGATCGTATAAGTGGGTTATCTCACCTGTACGGTGACAAGAATGAAAGCGAATTACAGAAATTTATTATTACAAGGAAACGAATGGATTGACGGATCAGATGAGTATGGATTAATTCTCACTGATGATTTGGACTCACTTCTATCCTGCTCTATCCTCAAACAGGTAAAAGGATGGGACGTTGAGCAGGTGATGATTTTTAAGTATGACAAGAATCAAAATTTTGATGCACATGGTATAACCAAGAACGCCACACACGAAGCAATTGGCGTTGATTTAGCACTTACAAATGGAAAATGTTTTGACAATCATTTGACTCAATTCAAGTGGAATGGCACAAGTAATCCAGAAAGTATTAACCTTAACAGGATTGCAGGAATTTCCAGAAATAAATATTACAGGAAATATAATCTGTCTACTGTGCTGCTTTTATGGTCTTTATATGACCTGCCAAAAGAAAAACTGTCAGATGAATTAATGATGTTGCTTATAGCAATTGATGGCTCATTCCAAGGTTATTATACAGAAGAAAAATATGTATGGATTCATAAACATTGGCTGGTTGATGTACTGGATTTACCAGAATTTTATGAGTGTGAAAAACGTCATACTAAGGATGAATTTAAGGAAATTCAGAAGAAATATAATATTCATAAAGGTTATGGAAAAATCACATTGAAAAATGGTTATCTCAGTACAGATATAGACCTTGAAATGGTTAATGATGTACTTGGATGGGAAACAGATATTGTGGTTGAGTTACCTACAGATGGATTTAAAAAGAAAGCAATTTACAGAGATTGTATGAGAAGTGTTGACGATACTACCAGAAGTATAAGCAAGTTTTCTGATGATGTATTTTCGTATGCTTTAACCAATAAATACACAGTAAATTATTCAGAAAGGATTGAGGAAAAATGCGATACACAGACACAAGTAGCATAATTATTTACTCCGGCAAGATTGCAAATGAACTACTCAAACGAGGTTACAGGATCGTGAAGGTCATGCCGGATAGGAGAAATAAAATTAAGACAGTATTTGTGTTTGCTAATGAGAGAAATATTGTACGGGATGTGGATGAACTCACACGACCAAATGATAGTGAAATTTTTGCAAGCCTAGATTAAATCTAGGGTGTCATGTTTCGTTACTCCCGTTGTCAACGAAAACTTTTCGCTCACGCTGGAAGTGCATAGTATGCACTGCGGAAAATTCCGCTATAAGTACAACCACAAAATTGTGGAGTGAGATTTTTGGCAAGTCCGAATTATTCGGCTCACCAAATAAATTTACAGGAAAGGAATAAAAAAATGAGAAAAACAATTGTAATTTTTACCGCTTCAAAAGCTCGTGAACTACTAAAGAATGGATTTGAGATTGTTGACATCAAGCCACATCATGATGATCCAACAAAGAAACAATCAGTTTTCGTATTCAAGTACGATGAGAAAATTGAAAATTTTATCTAAAATTCATTTCTGAAAAATTCCCCAACAAAAAGAGAAAAAAATAAATAGGTGTTTACAGATTGATGCAATCCATTTGACTGTTCCCTAATGCTGCACAGATCAAATGTCTTGTGATTTACATGGACATTTCCAAAACTGGACAGTTGAAACACACAGATTAAAGAACAGTAAAGTGCATTTCAACTGTCCAAAAATGGAAAAAGAACGAAGGTACAGGTAAACGAAAGCACAAGTGAAAGAAGAAAGTGAGATTTCCTTCACAAAGTGTGGGAGAGAATGAGCGCAAGCGAATGAGCGAATGCACTTTGCATCAATCTGTATGCCCGAATCCAATTGTACAAAAAAGGAGTCATAAAAAATGCTAGAATTAAACAAGGAATACACTTACAAAGAGATTTGTGAGGAATTAGGATGGAAAGTTTCAGATGGAAATTCAAAGAAAGCACAAATCAGAGAGATAGAATCTGCTTTCAAGTTCTTCCACCCAGAAAACAAGAAAACACATAAACCCAAGAAATCATATATTTTTACTGAGATGCTTCGGGAGTTACAAAAACCATCGGTAAAAAATAATGGTGGATGTCATAATGATAAAAATATTTCACCTATGATGGAGTACCTTAGAGTAATATTCTCAGATGAGAGGTTGCATGAACAACCATTTACGATGACAAATTTGTTTTGTAATGTCCTGAAATTTATGAGAAAAAGTTGCTACGAAAAAGGATATGCCGAAGATGATGAACTTTTGAATTATTGCCAAAGACATTATATCTACAATCCAAATTTATTCAAGGCTTATTCCGCTACCATCAAAAAAGTGTTAAAAGAAATCACTTTAAATGCGATTACGGCATTAGGTAGAGAAAAATCTTGTGAATATGAGGATGGATATATCTTTTATTACAAGATGGCAAAGTCAGATGATCGTATTCTTGGTAATATTTTTTCTGATTATATTAATGATGAAGTCATTGAGGTTGAAAGAAAAATTTGTGAAGAATTTAATGAAAAACACAATTTGTCCTCTAAGATGAAAGGACGACAGTTACTGAGGAAGATATATGCGTCAAAAGCATTACGGGAACAATTTGACAGAGAAAAATGTGCTGAACTGATGAAACATGAGGATGCTATCAGAGACTTAAATGGTGTGATTGAAGAAACATATCAATTTAGTTTTAGTATTCAGTACATAGATGAGGATAGACCACTTATTTCTTATTACAGAGCAGTGAGTATTAACGATATGGAAAAACTCACACTTACAGATAATGAAGTATGGAATCTTGCGAAAAAGATATGTCATATTGTTGTGAATAAGAGCCGAAAATCATTTTTCCAAGACAAACGCAACAGAAAATATGATACTTTTGAGGATATGCAGGATATGGTTGTTACGGAACATCTGCTGTTTAAAAATGGTCTGTTGGATGGTCTTGTAAATGAAAATGGTGACTATGATCTGGTTGTACTGGATGAGAATGGTAAACCAGAACTATGGACTGAGAATTGGGGACTCCCAGATGTGATGGGATTTTAAGGAGAGGTTCTGCTGGAACCGCACCCAAAATATAAATGCTGTTGGTTTAGAACGCTAAATTGACCGATAGCTTCGGTTTAGAAACAGAAACGAACGGAAGTAATATTTAGTTTACTTCTATAGATAGGACGGAGGTCTTTTTTATAAGACTTCCGTTATTTTTATACATAAAAAAGGAGCAAAAAAATGACAGAACAAGAAATTAAATGGGAAAATGAAAAATTTGAAATGAAGAAAAGGAGTTTCGAGTTGATGCTTCAAATGCGGGACTATCTCGATAAGATGACAGAAACGTGTAATAAATCATTAGAAATCTTGAAAGGAGTGAGATAAAATGCCAGCATATAAATCAGAAAATCCAAATCCTACAACATTAATCGCCAAAATGACAAAAGTTTGTCCTTACTATGTCGGGAAGTATGTGGAGTGGTATCTTACTCCACCAGATGAAAGGCAGTCATGGGATGACTTGTGCAAATGCGATAATCATTTTCAAAATAAATCTGGTGAAAATAGAACAGAAAAATTCTGCAAGGAGAATTGGTTGGTCCGTGAGGACGCACAAGCAGCCATTAAGATTTACATGAAGCATATGCAGACAGTCAACACAATGAAGATTTATCAGAAGATGCTTGATAAGGCTCTTTCTGGTGATGTACAGGCGGCTAAGTATATACAAGACTTCCATGCAAGTAAGTTCTTCGAGGATGAACAGGATGAAATCAATGACTTCCTTAATACAGTAAATATTCCAAAATTAAAGAAAACTAGGGGGTGATTGTAATGGCACTCTCTAAACAGAACATGGAAAAATTAAGATGGTTGTGGGCTGATGAGAATAAGATTGAATGGATTGAGACATTTTTGAAAATTGCAGATAAAGAGGGAAAAATTGTTCCGTTTATCTTGACTGATGAGCAAAGAGCATTTGTATCGGGACTGGAACATAAGAATATCATAAGCAAAAGCCGCCAGTTGGGGTTATCAGTTGTTTGTACCGCATTGAGTATCAGAAAATGCATCGTGCAGGACAACACAACTTGTGTGCTTATCTCTCACTCTCAGGAGTCTACAAACAAAGTATTTGCTAAATTAAAGCAACAATTCTACTCTCTCCCTGATTGGTTGCGTCCAGATTTGTTGACTAATAACAGGCAAGAATTAACCTTCACAAATGGCAGCCGTATCTCTTGCCAGACAGCAGGTAATAAGGATTTGTGCAGAGGCGACACGATCAATGGAGTATTACATATGAGCGAATATGCGCTTTGGAAGAATCAGGACGGACAGTTACAATCTCTGATGCAAGCCAGTACAGAATCAGCGCAAATTATAATTGAATCCACAACAAAAGGCTTCAATAAGTTCACTGAATTATATATGCAATCTATCAACAACGAGAACGACTTCAAGCCGTTCTTTTTTAATTTCATCAATGGTCGTGCGCTGTTTGAGAACCAATATAAACAATCTGTCAAGTCTTATAAGGCAAGACATGGTGGCAAGATGCTCACTGAGGATGAGTATGATGAGGAAGAAAAATACCTTGCAAAATTAGGAATGACACCAGATCAAGCCGTATGGCGCAGAGGTAAGATTGCAGAATCTTCTCTGGATGCTTTTCATGAAGAATTTCCGTCTACATTTGAGGAATCTTGCATTGTTACTGGTTCAAGTGTCTTTGATAACAGTCGTGTGATTCGTATTCAGCAGGCAATTACGGAGAAAAAGGTTAAGCCGCTGTCACTGGATAAGATTGTGGGATTACCGCAGATATTACGTCCATATGTGCAGAATAAATCCTTGCTTATATGGGATGTTCCGAAGTATGGAGTGAAATATTATGCAGGAATTGATGTATCTGAGGGACTTGGTGGAAAACATGACTATTCTACTATATTTATGGTGGATGCTGATGGTAAACAGGTACTGGAATTTAGAAACAATAAGATAAAACCATACATTTTTGCCGATGTTTGTGATGCAGTCGGCAGGTGGTACAACAAGGCTCTGCTGACAGTCGAGAAAGCAAGTGGTGGTCACTCTGTAATTGAACGGCTCAGATATGAGAAACATTATATGAATATGACTAAGTATAAGACTTATGACGAGTACAATAGAACTGTTTGGCAGATTGGATTTAGCACCAATAACAAGACAAAAAGTATTGCGGTTAATGATGCTCGTGAGTGGTTTGAGAAAGGTCTTATTGCAATAAAGAGTAATAATTTATTAGAGGAAATGAAAACGTTTGTGGCTCAGGACAACGGTGCTTTTAATGCCGTAATTGGGTCACACGATGACTTGGTATCAGGATTCTGGCTGTGCATTCAGGGCATGAAGAATGGCTTCTGGTATCCATTTTAGAGAAAGGAGTTAAGATGATTTCAGATTATATACAAAAACAATACGGAAACAATCCGAAGTGGTTCATGGAAGAAGTCAACCAACACAATCATGCTGCAAGAATCGCTGATGTTGTTGCTAATCGTGACTATCTTGCCGGACGACACAAGGTGTTAAATCGTGAGGACTCTTACTATAAAGGCAAGAAGTACATCACAAGAAAAACGATATTAAATTATGCTAAAACAGTGATTCGATTCCATGACACATTTCTTCTTGGAAATCCTGTCAGTTTATCATGTCAAGACAGCGAAACTTTAAAGACATTCAATGATATTTACAAGTTGGGTCAATATGAGACGGTAGACTACCAGATTATTGATAGAGTCAATAAATTTGGTGATGCCTTTGAGGTTATTTATGTTGAGGACAGTGTGATTAAATCTAAGGTACTGGACAGTGCTTGCTGCTATCCTGTTTATGATGATAAAGGGGAATATGTCGCATTTATTGAACACTGGACAGATGTGTATACTCATGTGACCTACTGGAATGTCTATTATCCTACATATGTAGAGTGTTGGTCAAATGACGGTGGGGATGAGCATTTAGTGAGTACCACCATGAGTATTGGACTGCCTATACACTATCATAATTTTTCAGACAAGGATTATAATTTTGGGGAGTCAATGCTTACGGACATTAAGCCCATTATGGATGAATTAGAGGATTTATTAAGTAAGTTCTCCGACAGTATCTATACAAACACCATGAATGTATTGCCGATTGCTACGGGACAATATATTGAATCTTCAATTCCTGCTGATGCTACAGGTTATGTGCTTAATCTTGATAATGGAGATTTCAAGTATGCAAGTTGTAATATGGACTACAACAGTATTAAACTCTTACTTGATAATCTCAAACAGATGCTTAATGACATCGCTTGTATTCCGTCAGTTTTAGGTAGTTCTACTTCGATTGCTAATATCTCAGAAGTAGCCATGAAAATCTTATTCGCTATGGCTGAGGTCAATGCTAATGAATGTAAGAAGTGGCTGAACACTGGATTTAAGCAAAGATTTAAAACGTTCCAGAAGATTTTGAATATGCAAGGTATCAGTGTTGGATGTGACGTTGATGTTGTTTATAACGTGGCTATGCCAGTTGCAGGATCGGAAATGATTGCTAATTTAAAAGCATTACAGGAAATGGGAGCAGTGTCAGTGGACACTATCATGGAGAAAGTAGACCTTGTGAGTGATCCTGAGGTTGAGAAGGTTAGGTTACAGAATGAGAAAAGTGTTGTAAATCCTAGCGATACAGTAGGAATTGAATGAGGATGATACTGTGGGTGTAGGTGTTTAGTGCTTTAGTGCGGTGAAGTGTAATCGAAAAATTCGGTTCTATAGAATTGAGTATTTTATCTAATTCATAGTGATATACTAGGAATTAAAATATAGATGATTTACGTCAATACTTTACTATGATAAAGTAAATTGCACTTCCGCAAAAAATGTGACTGGATAATGTCAAGAAATAACAAAACTTGACTTTTTTGTAGATGAAACCAAAATTTCATAACAGAATCCGCATAAGATTCCTAATCTTATACACGATTTTAGGACAATATGGGCTAAAAAGATGGTACGGGACGGGTAATTGTCAGAAAATCATCGGATCAGTGCCAGATGCAGCCGTTGTCAGAAGCGTTGTGCAAGATATACAAAGAATATTTTCGTGATTTTGTACGAAATTCGAGGATGTTTTCTGTGCAGTTTTATGACATAACGAGCCGTTACCCCTACTCTTGAAAATGGTGCGTATGGTATCACTTTTTACCCCACAGCAAAAAAATCAAGGTACACCAAAATTGGTTTACCTTGAAATATTGTCACCAAGTGACAACCGATGTGGTAAATGGTATCTTCTCCAAATGGAGAAAATAGCAAAATAATACTGATGTGGTAAAATTACCCACTCGGACAGAAAAGGATTCTCCAAATGGAGAAGCCTTTAAATAAAATTCAGTTAAACGGACAGAATCAGTTACACCAATTCTGGTGGAAACGATTGAGATAAATCGCCTTTACCAAATTTGGTAAACCCGATTGACTGAAAATCAAGGTGTGACAAAATCGTCATAGGATGATAAGTGGACTTCCCCTAAAATTGGTGTAAGTCCAAGGGAAACAGATTTCCCCCAATTCTGGTGGAAACTGTAAAATAGCCTTTGCAGATTTCTTCAAAGCCTTTACCCAAATTGGTAAAACTTGATTACTCGAAAAACAAGGTATGGTAAAATTACCAGACCTTGATAAGTGGACTTACAGTAAAATTACCACAAGTCCAAAGCCTTTGGTAAAATTACCAAACCCTATTAATATCGGAGTCGCAGATTTCTTCAACTCCGATCCTGAGTCTCAAATTTGAGATGCAGCGATTCCAAAAAAGGAAACGCTCAATAAAAAAATCGGTTACGGTAAATTTACCAGAACCGATCCTTTATTTCTTATGTTTTCTTTTTCTTCCAACGAGATAATCAAGAGATACGTCATAATAATCAGCGATCTTAATTAACATTTCTATCGGAACATTGATTTTCCCTAACTCATACTTTGAGTAGGTGGTCTGCTTGATGTTCAAATATTCAGCAATTTCTGTCTGCGTCTTATCAGCATCTTCACGCAAATTACGAATGTTCTCAAATGTCATGTCCATACCTCATAAATAATTTGTCTTTATTATATGAAAGTCGTGACAAGACTATTGAAAAATAGTCGTACTGCGACTATAATTATTTTAAATAACAACAATGTGGTACGATTAGGAAGGAGAAAGTAATGCGTGGAGTAGTAACAAGTTACAACAGGCAGAAATGTGTTGGAATTATCACAGCCGATGATGGCAAAGAGTACACTATCAACAGATATGATATTGATGGTCTACCAGTGCCGGAACGTGACGACATAGTTGATTTCGAGCCAGACGGTGATAGGGCAACGGATTCAGTGCCTATTGTATCTAAATTCCTGCTCAGGCGGTATATGAAGAAAAAAAAGGGACTGAGATTGGTTGAAGCCAAAGACCCATTAGGCAACAGACGATATATGATCGTAAACGATGAGGACTGGAAACAGAATTACGAACGCTATTATACGCTGACTGAGGTTGCTGAGTATATGGGGTTTACTGTTGATTGATACGTAACGAAGGAGAAAGTTTACTACAATATGGCTTGGTATAACAAAAATAAACTTCGTATTCAAGAACTTGAAAAAATAAATAATGAAATAGAAAATGAAAATTTCAAATTAAAAGAAGAAATTTTACACTTAAAAGAAGAAAATGGTGCTATAAACAATAAATGTCAATACTTGGAAAAAGACATTGAGACTTTAAGTGAATGGATTACTGATGATGGGTTGTATAATTTTGATTTAAAATTGAAAAATGCTCGGTTGCAATTTCTGAATATTTTGATTGAAATTAAAGCCAAAAAAGAGTTAGCAGAAACAAAAGCATCAATAAAGGAACAAGTAAAAAGATCTAATAGTAAATTAAAGAAAAAGAAAAAAATATTACAGGAAATAAAATCTCAAATTATAGAATTTGACGATCAAGTATTGTATCAAGATTTTGGACTATACACTCCAATGTATGAATTGATGTATTCGTCTGAATATAAGGAAAAAATATTAGAGTGCCGTAATAAACAGAAACTTATGGTTAAAGAAAAACAAGCAACTATTGGCGGTGAAAATTGGTGTGTTAATAACAGTCGCAGACGTGGAAAACAAATGATAAATAGAAATATAAAATTGTTAATCAGATGCTTTAATAATGAATGCGATACATTAATATCAAAAGTTAAATTCAATAATTATTATTCCATACAAGAGAGAATTGAGCGAACATTTACTTTACTTAATGAATTAACTTCTACGTTGTTTGTTGAAATAAATGAAGAATATTTGAACTTGAAATTAGAAGAACTTTCTTTATGCTATGAATATGAAAATAAGAAAAATGAGGAAAAAGAGCAACGGCGTATTCAAAGGGAAAAAGAACGTGAACAAGCAAAGTTATTAAAAGAGATTGAAGAAGCACGAAAAAAAATTCAAAAGGAACAAACTCATTATACTACCCAATTGAAATTTTTAAATGACCAAATAGAGATAGAATCTAATTCTGAAAGACTTGAGTTTTTGTTGCAAAAAAAGAATGATGTGGAAAAAAATTTAATTGATCTTGATATTGCATTAAAAGATGTGGATTATAGAGAGGCAAATCAAAAAGCGGGTTATGTTTATGTCATTTCTAATATTGGAGCATTTGGAAATGATGTCTACAAAATCGGAATGACTCGAAGATTAAATCCACAAGATCGAATAGATGAATTAGGTGGTGCGTCTGTTCCGTTTAAATTTGATATTCATGCAATGATATTTTCGGATGATGCTCCGGCTTTAGAAGCAGCATTGCATAGGGCATTTGAAAATAGAAAAGTTAATATGGCAAATGGCAGAAAAGAATTTTTTAATGTAACTTTAGATGAAATAAAAAAAGTAATTAATGCAAATTATGATAAAACTGTTGATTTTATAGATATCCCACCTGCACAACAGTACAGAGAATCATTAAAATTAAAAGAAAAGATAACAGATTAACTCTAAGACCACGACTACGGTAAAACGCCGTAGCCAGTGGTCTATTTTAATGCACAAATTTAAGGAAAGGAGATACACATGGACGTATTATCACGATTAAAAATGGAACTGTCCAATCAAGAGTATTTTCCAGACAACCAGTATAGTCAATTTCTGATGGAAAATAATCTGGTTGCAACAGAAACATATAATAAAGAAACTATGTACAAACAACTACTACTCACTGTACTGGATGTATTTGAAGCCGTTGCAAATGATGTTGACCTGATGCAATCCATCACAACAGAATTTAATACCACAGGTGCAGCATACAAGTACATTGAGAAACGTATCGCACAGGTCAAAGACAAGATTGCTTCTATTCCCGATCCTGATGAGGATTACAGTTGCTTCTCACTAATGTTTACCAGAGAGCCACAATATACTCCTAGCCGTTATGGTGCAAAGACAATTACACCAAAAGAAATTGATGATATGTTTTAAGGGGGTGGACGCATGGTGTTTACAGAATCTAATCAAGACAAATATCTGGATGAGGACGGATTGCAATATCTCATCGAGAAGTTAAAAGAAAAAATTCCATCCGGTGGTAATGTTGACTTGTCAGATTATTATACAAAGGAAGAAATTGACACTATTATCAATAATCTTCCTGCTGGTGGCACTGGTACAAGTGGAAAGGACGGCGTAGGAATCCAGATGGTCAAGTTGGTGAACTATGAACTCATCGTCACTCTTACAGACGGCACAGAGATTAATTTAGGAAATGTGCGTGGTGCTGATGGTGCTAAAGGTGATAAAGGAGATAAAGGTGATCCAGGACAAGACGGTGCTAAAGGTGCTAACGGTAAGGATGGTATCAATGGCAAGGATGGAGTGAACGGTACAGACGGTATAAATGGTATTGATGGTGTATCTCCTACTGTAGAGATAACAGAAATCACAGGCGGTCACACTGTGG